AAAGTTTGGCATTTGTACCTGATCGGTCGACGGCCGGAAAAATGCACGATCGCCGCCATGCTGTAAATCCATGCCGAGATTTTCGAACCACTCGTCTATTCTATCTGTGCGCTCATCAGGATTCACGAATCCGGCCGACGGCGTGATGCTGGCGTAGAATCGCCCTGGCAGGTTTTCGATTTGATCAACGTTGAACACGGCATAATCGCGGATCATTAAAAAGCTTTTCTCTTTCACTTCGCCGCCTTCTTGCTTCTCGCCTTTGGTGAACGGCTTGAACAAGATCGATCGCGCTTTGCTACGCTCGCCTTTGATCACGTTCCCGCCGTACGTCTCTGCCTGACGATATGTCATCCAGCAGTTAGACTTGAATCCGTTGTCTTGCTGTGCGCACCAAAGCATCAGAACGTTAACGCCCCTGTACGCTTTGCCGTCGTGCTTGACTGGCATTCCGCGCGATGTCGTGCGGTTCCATGATGCTTTCCAATTTCCGAGTTTGTCGCCCTCAAGAAGCGTGATCATCGCGGCTGTGGTTTCAGCGTAGATATCGCGCTTGGCTTTTTTGGTGGCTGTGGCCATGTGGTTCCCCGTATCAGTTAAGATGTAGTGCGATAGAACAACCCGAAATATACGCTCATGGATTCCGGGTGTCAAGAACTATTTCAATTACTTTATTCGGAGAATTCATACACTCCGGTAAAGCGGCCGCTTTCATCGCGCGATTGAACTAAACCATCAGTAGCGACCCGGACCGCGTCTTGCGCGGACCCGTACGGCCCGTCCGCTTCACTATCAGGCAGGCAGCCAGGTTGACACGTCCACCAATACCAACCCTGCAATGATTCCGCTTCGGATAGCCAATTACATGACTCGGTCGTCTCTGCCATGCGCTCCCCTTGCCAAGTGTCGACTGAGGCCTCAGCAAAATCACGCCATGAGACAAAGAACGTTTCGAAGTGAAATTCCATGATTTATTCCCCTTTCAATCAAAATCGCGGGCATCGGCGACAGCTTCCGCTTCGGTAGTGAACGGTCCCGTCGGCGACGAATCAGGCATACAACCCGGAAAACATGTCCACCAGAACCACCCGCCTTCGATCGCTAGTTCGTCAACCATGGCGTCTAACATCGCCTCGCGTGTTTTGCTGTTCATGTCCGCTAACCTGAATTCGTGCCGCTTCATGAACTCCCAGTGTTCATCTTCGTATCGGTCTGATTCTGCTACCTCCAGTGCAGTTAGCTGAAACGTCTCGACGTCAGGCAAGGACCATGTGTCCTCGGTTCTTGATTCGTCGCTATAATGCTGTGTCATGCTATTCCCCTTTCCGTTGTAAGATGATGACGCGGTCACGTATCGCGTCCAGTTCCGCCCACAGTTTCCCCGTATACTCGCTAGGGCCTGAGTGGATTGCTAACGTTTCGTGAATGTCGCGCAGTGCGCCTCGGCACTCTTTCACATCGCGATTGCGCCATATGGTGCGATATCGTGGCGCGTGTTCAGCGTACGCCGTTGAGTATGCGCGCTCTTGCTCGGTGATCGCGAGTGATTCCCAGTTGACTGTCATGACGACCTCCTTTAGTTGTCGAGCAAACGCGCAATGCGTGCTTGCGTGCTAGGTGTTGCGCCTTCGATATGCATTGAGTGCGTTGTCTCTTCGCCGCTTCGGTAGTCGATGTCCGAGTCGACAGAGCATAACCCGTCAGACTGAATGCCTAGCTCTTGCGCAAACTGGACGTAGTGGGCTAAATCACCTTGTTTCCACTGTTGGCGTTCGTCGTATTGCTCTGCCGAGTATTTACAGTGTCCGGGTGTGATGAAACCATGACTGTCAAAGTCGCCGCATTCTGCTGACTCTGGTGTCACTGTTTGGAATGTGAAGTCTATGGTGATCATGATATCCCCTTGTTCAGTGCTTCGTCCATGCGGCGCTTGGCGAGTGCAGCCAGTGCGAGCGCATCATAATAGGCGTCGACACAATCGCGGTCCTCAAGATCAACAAGCGCGCGCTGAATCCATCCGGACGAGCAATTGCAGGCTTTGATGTTTGCTGCGGCTTCTTTGTACGTACGACTCATGTTGTGTTCCCCTTCGTGTGTGTTTGCGTATCCGATAAAGCGAACTTTACAGGCACTGGGGTCATGCCGTCAAGCCTTTTTGGCGCATTGTGGATAAGTATTTGGCAAGTCGTTGATTTGATGGTGGTCTATTTGTCACTGCCTATTTATTAAGCGTACGATTTAGGGTCTGAAAAACGGCTTCAAAAATCGTACGCCTGTTTGAGGCCTATGCTAGCTTTGCAGGTTAGCGTACGCTGACCGTACGATTTTCGTATCGTGGGATTCGTACGCTTTTCGTACGTTTGCCGTACGTTTGCCGTACGCTGTAAAACGTGGATCGGCTCTAGGCTTCAGTTTGCAGGTAAGCAGGCGCTAACCTATCAACAGCGTACGGAAAACGTACGATTCGACGCGTAACCCCTGTAAGGGTTACGTCGTACGGCAGATGCTACAATGGGTTATCGAAACAGGATCACGGAAGGTAATGTAATGGCAACAAGGATAAGCCGCGAAACGTTCGCAGCGATCGAATCCGACTGGCTGGATATATTGGACGCAATCGCAGATGGGCAGACTATTGGCGATGTGTGCGAGTCGAAACCATATAGCCGGTCAGCGGTTTACGCTTTTAGGCGTGAAAGTCCGCAACAAACGCGGGATGCCTTCCATGATGCTATGAAGGAAAGCGCGCAGGCGGATATGGATGAATTGCGGCGCACCATTTCTAATGCGGGCCTTGACCCTAGACACGCGCGCAATAAGATCAATGGGCTAATGTGGCTGATCGAGAAGAAAGACCCAGACAAGTATGGCCAGCGCGTGCGTGCAGACTTCAATGTCAAGACGCTAGACCTTAACAAGATCATTGCCGACGCTAATGCACGCCTCGAAGCACACGAGGCATTGACGATTGAAGGCGTGGCGACAGCCGTGCCAGAGCTAGCGGCATTGATGTAGCGTGGGGCGTAACGAACGTTTCGCAGTTTGCTAAGTCATTGATTCTTAAGGGGGGAGTGGGGGACGGGGTACCCCAAGATTCGTCGCCGATCGCCCATCAGGGGATGGTCGGCCTTGACCCGGTATAAAAATTGAGATAAAATGATGATCTTAACCCGAAATAGGTGACCCCAGTGACGACCTGCGCAATCGATGCTATCGTGAAAAACGTGGTGCTCATAACGGCCATCGTAACCTTTGGCTGGATATTGGTGACCTTCATCCGTGGCGTACGCGGCCTGCCGACATGAGGGATCCGGCGATCGAACTGACGTTACACATCGGCCAGTACGGCGAGCGCTCCGAAACCGTGGCGCTTCCGATCAGCCAAAGCCTGATGCGCGAATTACGGGAGCCGCTTGAGTGGAGCGACGAACCGTTCTCCCTAATGCTGGCCTCACCCGGCATGTGGGGTGGTAAGGGAAACGCGGTCGAGCAACGTCGCCGGATATTCAAGCTGCGACAGGATCACGCGAACGGCATCGCGAAACTGATCGCGGACGAACTGATGCGGATGTTTGGAACCAACGACAGAAAGGACGGATACGCAAGATGATGGGCAAACAGCGAGACGGTATCATTCCGCTCGGGATCGGCCAGCGCGGCGACTTCCTTACGACGCACCGGGACCCGGCCGCGAATTGCTGGTGGCTGACATATACGGAGGGTGGCGGAAAGGTGGTGTACGAGAAGCGCTTCGACGACCAGCCGACGCACCCGCAGATAATGGCCGTCGTTGAACAGTTCAGTATGAAGGTGGAGCCGGAACCGGATCCCATGCTTAACGCGACCGAAGTCTTGGAGCGACGGCGCGAGGCGATACGCGCTCATGCGCAACAGTGGAAGTCATCCGACGCTTGGATGTACGACTTGGGGTAGAATGGTAGCTTACGGATCACGGAGGGTGACATGGAAATTGTTTGGACAATCGTTGATATATTACTGATGCTCGGCGGTACGGTTGTAGTCTGTGGCGGCATCGCTCTTGTGCTGTATCTCGCGTACTTGGCGGACCGGGCCATCTTCACCCGCAAGCCGCGCGCCGATATCAGCGAGGCGCACATCCGGCAGTACACCGAGAATCGCAACTTACTGCTGCGGCAAGCGTACCTTACGCAGCCTAGTGACTACCCGGCCGCCGAGGATCGCGGCCCGCTGCTCGTGTTCGACGAGTGCAGCCAGAACCGGGATACGGTAATGCAGGAAGCACGCCGGACGGACTTCGGCTCCTGCGCGAAGACGGAAGACGGCCTCCACTGTAAGTGCTGGTGGTGGCACGGCGAGCCGTGTTGCTCGTGTGGTGCTGAATGAGACCGCAGGACATACAGCAGAAGGCCTTGATAGCCGAGGCGAACTTGGTCAGCGTCAATCTTGTCATGGACAAGAAACCGGGAGGCTTCCCGCGCGGTGAACTGATGTGCGTGAACGCGGCCGGGCACAAGGTGTACATGTTCGATCCGCTGAAGCTGTTGGCGTGGTATCGACGGTATCGCGCAGCGGTTGACGAAAAGGGTTAGATGCGAACCGTGTCAAGAGTATGTGATACAATTGAGTACGATCGTTCCCAGGGAGAGAACGACTGCCGGCCGGGTAAGTATATGATTCACTGAGGAAAAAAATGCGTGGAACGATCGACCAAGAAAAAGAGATACTAACAAAGATTCTTTCGTTCCGCGACGACCCGGTCAAGCACGTCATGTACTGTTTTCCGTGGGGCCGCAAGGGTACGTTATTCGAGAAATTCAAAGGTCCCCGCCCCTGGCAAATGCGCGAGCTAGAACGCATCAGGGACCACGTCCGCGAGAACCGCGCCGCCTACGACCTGGACTTGCCGCTCGACGTGTATCAGTCCTGCAAGTCCTCCGGCCGCGGACCCGGCAAGACCGCACTGCTTGCGATGGTAGCGCATTGGTGCATGTCCGTCCGGATAGGCGCACCCATCATCGTGTCAGCCAACACCGAGGCCCAGATGCGCGCCAAGACCTTCCCAGAATTCGCGGTCTGGTTCGGCGCCTCGGTAAACGCCCATTGGTTCGAAGTGGACGCGATGCGGATCACGCCAGCCGCTTGGCTTCAGAAACTCGTGAACCAGCCGCCCGAAGCCGGTGGACTCGGGATCGATCCGAAGTACTGGTACTGCGCCGCCCAGACCTGGAATGCCGACAACGAGAACGCCTTCGCCGGAGCGCACAACCCTTATGGTATGTGCGTGATGTTCGACGAGGCAGCCGGTATCCCAGACGGCATATGGAACGTAACTGAAGGATTCTTCACGGAAATTAACCCGTATCGCTTCTGGTTCGGCATGTCGCAGATGCGGAATCGTCAGGGCCGGTTCCATGACATATTCTACGACAAGAACCACGCCACCGGCTGGTATAGCGAGACGCTGTCCACCCGGGGAATGGAAGGCATTGACCAGAATGTAATACGCAAACAAATACTTAGGTACGGCGAGGATTCGGACTTTGTCCGGGTCGAGATTGACGGATTGCCGCCGAAGACCGAGGAAGGCCAGTTCATTCCCACGGAGAACGTGGAAACGGCCATGCACAACATGCTCACCCTCAACCCTGGCACCGATAAGCTAATACTCGGGGTGGACCCGGCTCCACGCGGCAGGACCACATGGCAATTCAGGCAAGGCCGGAATGCGCGCGATTGCTGCGGCCCGAAGACGCACGGGGAGTGGCAAGGCAAGGATAACGTCCAGATCGCGCAGGCAGTGCTTGACCTGGACGCCGCATACAAGCCGGACGCCATCTGCATCGACTTCGGGATGGGTACCGGTGTGATTGACATCCTGAAACGTAAGTTACCCTTTCCCGGCATCCTGCACGAAGTCCGGTTCGGCATGATCCAGGGGCAGACCGACGAATTCAAGACCAACGGTACCCGACTCTGGGCCAAGGTCCGGGACTGGCTGCCCGGCGCCATGATCCCCATGGACGACGGCGAGAAGGGTAGCCTATCATATGAGGCGACCAACCGGCAATGGAAGTGGTCAGGCGGCAAGGAAGACACCAAGAAGATACTCGAATCCAAGGAAGAATTGAAAAAGCGCGGCGTCGATTCGCCCGATAAGATGGATTCCTTGGCTTGTACGCACGAAGTCGATAACCCTCCACGGCGCCCGCAGGATAATGGGCCAGGGCCGCAGCGCATCGCCCATGGTACCGGCGACTATGAATTCACGATCTGATGTGCTATACTATGTGTTAAAGGTAGTTCGATATCTTTCCTCACATCAATCACCGGAGATTACGCCCATGAGATTCCTTGCCGCTGTTGCCGTCTTTCTGTTTTCGCTTTCCGCCTTCGCCTTTGATGAAACCATTACCGTCTCGTGGACCGACGCCGGTTCCGAAGACAGTTACCAAGTACAGCGCAACGCGAATACTTGTGCCCTGGCGAACGTCAATTCGTGGACCACGATCGCCAGCCCGGCCGCGGACGTACTTAGTTTCGTCGACACCGTTCAGGATGACGCCGATTACTGTCACCGGGTTCGCGCTATCAAGGATGGCGTTCAAGGTCCTTGGTCAGTTGGCGTCGATATCAATGTTCCGGCTTCTCTTTCGGCCATTACCGTTACCACGGTATTGAACTAAGCGCACCACATGCGTGATGAAGTAAAGCCAAGGTCCGGGAATCGTCACAAGCGAGACCCGGACCTTGTTCGTAAAGAACGACAAGCGAAGGTCGCCACGGCGATCAATCAATCTACGGTCGCCCCCGAGGCCAACCTTGTGCAGACGAATCCTGGCATGCGTGCCTTGATGGATATGCGCGCAGCAAAATCGAACGGGGAATAGCATGCCTTACGGCTCAGGAAGTAATAACAACACATCAAATTCCGGATGGATGGGTGGCGGTGCCCAAACAAAATCAAGGTACGTGCCGCGCGGCGGTACTTCATATAACGGCGGTGGAGCCGCAGCCGCAGCCATAGCACCGGTATCCGCAGCAGCACCACCGCCCATCACCAACCCGACGACGCGTGCATCCGAATCGCTGATCACCAACAGTGGCCCAGTAATGACAGGCGAAGAGGGTGGCGGCACAGTGGACAGTGCGAACCGCGCCGGACGTAAGCGTCGCGCTCGCGGTACTGCATTCGCATCACAAGAATTACTAGGCTAATGTCAGACGACGTACGACATTACATCCAGCGTGGTGCGCAACTGCGCTCCAAGCGTGGCAACTGGGAAACGCAATGGGAAGAATCCGCACGACGGGTGATCCCGGAGCATTCCGGTTCTTTCTTCTCCCGTCAGACGCACAACCTGAACGGGTCCGAAGGGCAAAAGAAGACCCAAGACGCGTACGATTCAACCGCGATTATCGCTAACCAGCGATTTTCGGCAGTAATCGAATCTCTCATTACGCCGCAAAATTCATTCTGGGCACACTTGCGACCGGCCGATAAAATGCTCAAGAACAACCGGCAGGCTCGCAAATTTTACGAAGAGTTTAACGAAGCGCTGTTTCGGTACCGGTATCGCCCGGTCGCCAACTTCGTCGGAAACTCTCAGCAGTCGTACGCGAGTATCGGTGCCTATGGTAACGGTATTCTGTTCGTTGACCAGCCGGATGATTCCCCAGGTCTGCGATACAAGAATATCCACTTAGGGGAGATTTACTTTGTTCCCAACCATGCAGGGGTGATCGATACCGCGTACCGTTTTTTCCGGATGTCTGTGAACCAGATGGTCGAGAAATTCGCGAACGTGCCGGAGTCCGTGCGCTCCAAGAATGCCAACCCTTCCCAGATGGAGGAAGAGTTAGAGATAATGCACATTGTGGAGCCGCGGCGGGACTATGACCCTAATCGCATGGACCACGTCGGCATGCGCTTCAAGTCCTGCTATGTGTTCGTACCGGAGCAAGTGAAGCTGCAAGAAGGCGGCTTCCGGACGTTCCCTTACCCGATCGCGCGTTACACGCAGGCACCGAACGAGATTTACGGCCGTGGTCCGACGCAGATGGTATTGCCGTCGATCAAGGTTATCAACCAAGAGAAAAAGGACACGTTGATCCAGGGTCAGCGTACGCTTTCACCGGTACTGCTTTCACACGACGATGGCAACCTGGGTGGCTTTAGTATGAAGTCCGGCGCACTGAACGCGGGCGGACTGAACAAGGACGGCAAGCGCATGGTCGACACGTTACCGACCGGGAACTTGGCTGCCGGATTCGAACTGATGGAAATGGAAGCCAAGACCATTAACGATGCGTTCTTGATTACCCTCTTTCAGATTCTACTTGACTCACCGCAAATGACCGCGACGGAAGTCCTGGAGCGCGCTCGCGAAAAGGGCATGCTCGTCGCACCAACGGCTGGCCGCCTTCAGGCTGAATTCCTTGGACGCTTGATCGAGCGCGAAGTCGACTTACTCGCGCAACAGGGTCTTGTACCTGAACTGCCGCCGATCTTGCAGGACCCGGAAGCGATGTTGTATACCATTGAGTACAATTCGCCAATGTCCCGCATGCGCGAGGCCGAGAAGGCGTCCGGCTTTATGCGTTCGCTGTCCATGACACTAGAACACGTACAGGCCACGGGTGACGCGTCGCCCCTGGACTGGTTTGACTTTGATGTCGCCGTACCAGCAATTCAGCAGATCAACGGTGCGCCGGTCGAGTGGACCCGTGCCGAAGAGGCAGTCGAAGAGATTCGCGCAGGACGCGCCGAAAAAGAGGCACAGCAACAAGCAATCGACGCACTACCTGCGGTGGCAGGTATGGCGAAAAGTGGAGCCGCACCCGGCCAAGAATCACCAGAATAAAAAACAACGCACCCACATGACCTTTGCCATACTTCGACAACCCGAGACCCGAAGATCGCGTATCCGTTCACTTGTCCACCGCATCCGGCGAAACGGACGCGCTTGGCGACTACGCCTCACCAACCGAATTCTTTTACGACTCGGCGCCCGATCACGAAACGCTGATATCATCGTTGACTGTGACGATAGCCGGAAAAGACAAACCCGAGAGGAAGCGATACGGCGGATTGAAAAACTCCTTGACCAACGGATACTCGATTTTATTTATGGACCCGAAGGGTGTACCAGTGCTGGACGTGACACCCGGACAACCGATATTACAGAACGGAGACTTCGCGAAACATACGCCCGCATTACGGGCCGGGATTTGGGAAGGGAAAGAGAAAACAGTAATAGCCCATTTTCGGTTTCGGCCTTTCGTTTTGATGATGCCCGGCTATCGGGTGAGCGTTACATTACATGATGACTTTTCGAAACTGTTCGACCACACTTTCAAACTAGAAGGGCACAGACTGAGATTATGAGCACCCCTGAAACCGGCAACACCCCGAGCGCGGAACACGCGCAGACACTGTCGCAGCCAAGCAAACTAATTGGCAATATGATGAAGTCAAGTGGCACGATCAAGCTAAATCAACACAGCAAGCTTAATTTAGGTTGTGGCCACCAGAAGCTACCCGGCTGGACCAACATCGATATGGAGCCGTCCGAAAATCCGGACATGGTCCTGAATCTCGGTGTCGATACGTGGCCGTTCCCCACTGACTCGGTGGATGAAACCCTGGCCCATCATATCCTGGAGCACCTGACGACGGAAGAATTCTTCCACTTCATGAAGGAACTGTATCGGGTCCTCAAGCCGAACGCGGTCTGTTCGATTGCGATCCCGCATCCGCGCCACAATGTCTTCCTCAACGACCCGACGCACCGCATGCCAGTGACACCGGACACAATCGCGATGTTTTGTCAGGCGAACTTTCGCGCTATGATTGAAACAGTCGGCGGACGACTCACACCCTTCTGGAGATACAATCGTATCGATTTCGATATGGCAGGTAACTTGAATTGTGTCCTCGACGAGCGTATCACCGAGGAACAGCGTACGAATGGCGAATGGCGCGATCTGGAAATGCGCGAGAATAATGTCGTTATCGAGTGGCGCTTTCTCGTCAAGGCGGTCAAGCCCTTCCTAGACATGGGTGAGCCGGTACCGTTCGCCCGTAAGGAAAAGCCGGTAAAGAAGTCACCGGTCCACAAGATTGAGGATTACAAGGGCGACCCGGCGTGAGCGTAGACCTCAACACATCCATCAAACTGGCCAAGTCATACCTCGCGACGCGGCGCATGAACTACGTCCGCACGTTCGACGGGTATCCTCCCAGGATGGTGCTTGCCGACTTGGCGCGATTCTGCCGGGCCAACGCGTCCACGTTCCATGCCGATGAAGCCGTGCGCAATCAACTGGTGGGGCGCCGGGAAGTCTGGCTCCGTATTCAGCAGCACATCCGGCTGAATGATCAAGAACTGTGGCAACTCTTTGCAGAAGGGGATGGCTAATGTACCGCGATGGCACAACGGTTCGTACTGAGGACCACGTACACTTTCTGATGACGCATGCAGCGCTGGGCGATCTAATTACCAGCCTCCCCGCGATCATCTATGCGCGCAAGATCAATTCGCTTGACCTTGGCTTCACCTTGTGGGTACCAGAACACCAGATGGACCTTGTCAAGCACCTTGTCGGCGGTCCGGGAATCCAGATAAAGGCACTCCACACCTTCGATATGAAGACACACGTACGCTCCGAGGCAGGCCCGGCCGTGGTGAACTGTGGTCTAAAGGACACCGTAACCAGGAACAAAATGGACTTGGTGACCTTCGGCTTCGTTGTGCAACTGGATACGATCCCGCGCACCACGGCCGACATGAACTACCCGCATTGGTCGCCGGTCAAACCAATGCACGGCCTGCCGAAACAGTACGTTGTCATATCGTCCGGCGCCACGTCGGATAACAAGATTTTCCACCCGCGCATCATGCAGGAAGTCATTGTCGGGATTCGGGCGCGAGGATACGAAGTCGTAGTCGTCGGCAAGTCTACGACACACGTCAAGGCTTCGCACGACACCATAGCGCTTCAAGTCCGGGACACCTTCGAACGCATGCCGCAACAGATACAGGATTTGTGCGTAGACATGCGAGACAAAACGACTCTCATGGAAGCGCGTGACATCATTGGAAACGCTGAAGCTATCGTCGGCGTGGACGGCGGAATGCTGCACCTTGCGGGTACGACCGATTGTCCGATCGTTTACGGTATCACATCCGTGGACCCGGACGACCGCGGCATCACCCGGCACAACGTGTACAACTGGAAAGTCCGCCACGTATGGCCGAAGGAACTGGCGTGCGCCGGGTGCCAGTCGCATTGGGTGCTAGTGTTTACTCAGGACTTCCGCGAGTGCGCCTACGAAGATAACAAATGCGTCGAGGAATTGAAGTCGGCGGAAATGCTCGCGATGATGGATGAATTACTAAACTACGAAACAGGAACGGAGGAAGACAATGCTTAGTTGGAAACATTTCTTAATGGAAGGGGGCGGCGATGGTACAGGCGGTGATGCAAGTAGCGGTGCGGCTGGTACTGATACTGGTGCTGCTGGCACTGATACTAACGGTGGTACTGGTAGTGTGGACGGCGATGTTAGCGGACACGCTGATACGTGGTTCAGTGGCGCTGATACGGAAACTGCGGCGTTCATTACGAACAAGGGATGGAACGAGGACCCGTTAAGAGCCGTCGCTTCGTACCAACACCTGGAGAAACTACACGGCAAACCGGCTGACAGCGTGATCGAACTGCCGCGCGCAGACGATCCGGAAGGCCAGCGAGCATTTTGGACCAAACTCGGTGCGCCGGAGACTGCCGAAGGTTACGAACTGACAGCACCCGAAGGTCAGCAACTTGACCCGAAGTACCAGGAATGGGCGCGGAATAAGTTCCACGAACTCGGCATATCAGCAGACACAGCGGCTGCACTGTTCGCGGCGAATAATGATTACTTCAACGAGGCGCAGGCGGCCACGGCCAAGGACTACGAAGCACAAGTCGTAGTTGACAAGCAGACCCTGAAGGACGAGTGGCGCGATGGCCATGACAAGATGATGAACCGCGCGAGTACCGCGGCCAAGCAACTTGGCTTTCCCGTCGACGCGGTTAATGCTATCGAGGCGACCATGGGTTATGCCAAGACCATGAAGTTATTCGCTGACCTGGGCGGCAAGATGACCGAAGACAACTTCGTCAGCGGCGATACGTCCAACGGATTCAAGGGTGAACTTACACCGTCCGAAGCCACCGCCGAACTTGAGGCCCTGAAGCTTGACAAGAACTTCACGGCAGCGCTGACAGACCGCACGCATCCGGGTCACCAAGCAGCCGTCGCCAAGCGTCGTGCATTGATCAACAAGGCTCACCCCGAGCAAGGCTCAACGGAAAGTCTGATCCGTGCATAACCGGCCGATTAGTGAACCGGTCCGCTCCGATGCGGATCGGGAACTACGGATGCGGTGTATTGAAGCCGCCGTCCGTTCGCCGTTCTCGAATCCCGAATCCGTCCAGGAAGCCGCCGAAGGGTGGTACACCTGGGTGGTCGAGAACGTGGCTCCACCCATGGGTAAGACAGCGGCTGCGCGCCGTAAGCTGGAGGCCGAAAAGCGCCGGTAGTCCGTATGCTATACTAGGGTGTAAGTGGTCGAAAAGGACAAGCACCTTCGCCCCTTGTGTGTACCACTTCAGTGGCCCTCTGTAAGAGATAAGCCGGTCAGTCCCAACCTATAGGGATAAACTGTTTATCTTCAAATACTTACGGAGGCTCCCATGCCTGATACAATCACAGTCGCCAATGTACAAGAGTACAAGGCGAATGTCGAACTCCTGATGCAACAGACCGAAAGCCGTCTTGTGCCAGCCGTTTCGACCAATTCCTACGTTGGTAACAAAGCCAGCGTTGTCGAGCAGTTCGGCGAAGCCACTGCCCAGAAGAAGACCAGCCGCCACGCGGACACCCCTTTGCTTGACCTGTCACAAGACAAGCGCTGGGTCCAGCCGCAGGACTACGAGTGGGCCAGCCTGATCGATCATCAAGACGTACTTCGTATGATCATCGACCCGACTTCTCCTTACGCCGCTGCCGGTTCCGCTGCAATGAACCGTGCGAAGGACGACGAGATTCTTGAGAAAGTCTTCGGCACCAACTTCACCGGCGAAGACGGCACCACGTCCGAAACCTGGGATACGAGTTACGACGTAGCGGTCACCGTTGGTGGCGCCGCGTCCAGCCTGAACGTTGCCAAGCTTCAGAAGGTCATCGAACTCCTGATCCGCGCCAACAAGGGTGAGCTCATGGAGCCGGTTTCCAGCGCGATTTCCAGCTACGAACATGACTCGTTGCTCAAGGAAGTCCAGATTCACAACAAGGATTACGGCTCGACCGCCGTACTCGAAGAGGGCAAAGTCCGTCGCTTCATGGGCGTGAACTTCATCCTCAGCGAGCGCCTGAATGTTACCGGTGGAAACCGTGAAGTTCCGGCATGGCTGAAGTCTGGCCTTCACCTTGGCTTGTGGACGGACACGCAAACCGAAGTTACCAAGCGGGCCGACAAGTCCTACGCGTGGCAAGTGTACCTTTGCCACACCATTGGTGCGACTCGCACTCAGTTGGGTAAAGTCATCAAAGTCATCTGCGACGACAAAATCTAACCCACTTCCTGACTAATTGGAGAAATTTTCATGGCTCACACAAATCAAGCCACAGTCGTTACGAATCAGGACACCGTACCAGTTACCAAGGTGTCCCAGATTCAAAAGGGTGGTGCTGAACGTTCCGCGTATGGCGTCCTTACCCTCACTCCTGCCACTGCCGCGCAGACTAACGCTTTCGTCCGGGTTCCGGCACGAGCGCGCGTCACGCATATTGGCCTTTTCAACGCTTCCATGGGTAACGGCTCGGTCAAAATCGGTCTGTTCCGCCCGAACGACGGCATCGCTATCGATGACGACGTGTTCGCTACCGCCGTTGCGCTCACCGCCAACGCTGGTGTCAACGTGAACACCGTTCCGGTTCCCGCCGATCGCGCTCTTGATCTTAAGACCGCGTACGCCACGGCAGTCGGCACGGCCAGCGCAACCGGTGATGTCGAGTATGACATCGTTGTCAGCGTGGTCACCGTCTCGACCGGCGCCGCAACGGCTGTCGGAATGGAAGTCAAGTACGTCATGCCTGAGTAATTCTGGCACGAGCGATAGGCTTCGGTCTATCGCTCACTTTTCAGGAGAAAACACAATGGCAGATCGTTACATTTTTTCGGCAAGCGAAGCACCGCAAAGCGCGCCGAGCGACTTCACTGGTGCTGCAACTGGTGGAACGCTGACCGGAGCAAGCGCAACCGTGGAACTCGTCTTTGATGACGCGATCTACGGTGCGACGAACGAAGGTAAACAGCGACTCGTGGTCGCGGTCAAGGGTATTCTCGCCAAGCTTGAATCGGCGAAGGTTTGGCCGATTACATCTAGCTCGTAAGGGGTAATTATGGCGAAAACCTACATTACCGAATACGCCGATTACCGTGCCGGGCTGCCGTTTGGTGGCCCGATTGCGGAGCAAGGTGCCATCACCAACAGTGGCACAAGTCAACAGTCAGACGCTTTCAACGCGAATACGCAATTTATCCGGGTACACTCTAACGGGATTATCTCGTACAAAGTGGGTAAAAGTCCAACGGCCACGGCTGCGGATTCTATGCGGATACCTGCTGACGGCACCGTTGACCTTGCAGTTCAACCCGGCGACAAAATCGCTATTATCACGAATGCGACATAATGTCGACTTCCGATATCGCGGTCGCTAACTATGCACTTCAGAAACTCGGCGCCGAACGCGTCGAGTCTTTTGACCAGAATCATCCGAACGCCCGTTCGGTAAAAGCGGTTTATGATTCGATCAAGCGCGCCGAGCTACGTCGTTTCCATTGGGGATTCGCGACCCGTCGCGCCACCCTGGCGAAAGACACAGCAACAACTATTTGGGGTAACCTAAATCGATTCACAACGCCGACCGGCTTCATACGTCTGATATTCGATGACGAGACCGGACAGCGTACAGACTGGCGCCTTGAGAGCGACGACACGGATACTCTGTTCATCGTCACGAAAGATGCGGCGCCACTATATATCAAGTACATCCACGAAGTCAAGTCAGCGAACTTGTACGACGCGCTTTTCGAAAACGCATTTGCAACGAAGGTCGCTTTCGAAATATGCGAGGAAGTCACCGGCAGCGGTGGCAAGAAAAAGTCCCTTAAGGACGATTACAAAACCGCGATAGCAGAAGCGAAACGCGTTGGCTCCATTGAGGCAACGGCTATCGAATTCCCAGAGGACACTTGGATTAGCGAAAGGCGATAAGATGGGCCGCACGTCGCAAATTCAAAACGGGTTCAACTCGGGCGAGTGGTCTCCACTCATGCACGCTCGTTCGGATATCGACAAGTATCCGAAGGGCATGGCCGTTTGCCTGAACGGTGTGTCGGTCATGCAAGGTCCATGGACCCGGCGCCCTGGCACGGCATTCCTGCACGGCGTTAAGGACAACGCACAAAGCGTGCGCTTGATCCCCTTCCGCCACAACTCGGGTAACGACTACATACTTGAATTCGGGGTGAACTATATCCGCGTGTTCAACAACCAAGCCATTACGGTACAGACCGGCCAGTCCATCACATCTGTCACTCTGGCTAATCCCGGCGTCGCTACGAAGTCAACCCACGGGTACAGCGACGGCGACAGGTTAGAACTGTACGACGTTGTTGGCATGAAGCAGATAAACGGGCGCGAAATAATCGTTGCTAACTCGACGGCCAGCACGTTTGAACTCACCGACACCGATGGCGCCAACATTGATACGACGAACTATACCGCCTTTACGTCCGGTAATATGGCCGAGATATTCGAGATTACGACGAACTTTGTCGCTGCCGATCTGCCGGACTTGCACTTCACACAAACGGCCGATAGGTTGTACATCTTCCATGTCGATCACGAGCCGGTAGTTCTCTCGCGTACAAGCGCCGTAGTGTGGACCCTGGCCGCCTTCACAGCATCCGATGGCCCGTACTTAGTGACGAACACGTCGTCAACCACCATGTCGCCTAGTGCTGCTACAGGGACGGTGACGGTTACTGCCAGTGCCATAACCGGGATTAACGAAGACACCGGCTTCCAGTCCACGGATGTCGGCCGCCTGATGCGGTTGCAAGAGTCCTCGACGTGGGGGTGGTGCGAGATTGTCACGCACACCAGCACCACCGTAGTTGATGTCGTTGTATACGATACGCTGACGAACACGAACGCGAAAACGAACTGGCGCCTCGGCGCATGGTCGGACACCACCGGCTGGCCGCGAACGGGCGCATTTCTTGAGAATCGATTATGGACGGGCGGCCCGACCGACCAACCACAGCGCGTCGACGGGTCCAAGTCAGGCCTGTACACGACGTTTAGTCCGTCCGACCTGGACGGGACTGTTACAGACGACGCGGCGATCGACTACCCGCTTAACGCTGACGATCTGCACTCGATCCGCTGGCTGTCGCCGACAAGTCGCGGCCTCGCCATTGGGACTAGCCGCGGTGAATGGTTGCTGAAGGCCGGATCCGTAACGGCTGAAGTCATTACCCCGGCGAACGCCACCGCGCGCCCGTCGACGTACCATGGTAGCGACACAACGCAACCGGTAAAGGTTGGGTCCGTCACACTATTCGCGCAGCGTGGCAGCCGCAAGATTCGCGAATTCGCGTACATGTTTGAGCAAGACGACTTTACGGCGCCGGACATGACGCTCATCGCCGAACACATCTTGCGCCCTGGCACGGTGCAGCATGTGCAGCAACAGATACCGCATACGATCATATGGTCAGTGCGTACGGATGGAGCCTTACTAGGCTTTACATACGAACGCTCTCAAAACGTGACTGCTTGGCATCGCCATTCTCTCGGGGGGTTTAGTGATTCCGGCAACACTGCCGCTGCCAAGGTTGAGGCACTAGCCCTCATACCTTCGGCGGACGGCTCACGCGATGAGTTATACTTACAAGTAGAGCGCTACATCGACGGCGGGACGAAGCGTTATATCGAGTACATGACCAAATTCTGGGAGACCACGGACGAGCAAGACGAAGCCGTACACCTGGACTGTGCATGGACGCAGCTTTCGGACCCGGCCGCGACCGTGATTGACCAACTGCATCACCTTGAAGGTGAGAGCGTACAGATTTATGCAGACGGCGCACGTTATCCGGATCAGACCGTAACTAACGGCTTGCTGACGATAACGTTAGCGTGCAACATTCTAACCGTTGGCTATGGCTTCGACAGCGACGGGCAGAACTTGCCGCTCGAAGGCGGATCGCATGACGGTAGTTCGTCCAGCAAGATACGGCGCATTCACCGGGTAGGCTTCAACTTGCTGGACACGTTGGGCCTTCAGTTCGGGTATGACGCAGACCACTTGCAAGAACTGTTAGTCGCTGAGTGGGGATTTACTTACGGCGTAGCCGTGCCGCTGTTCACCGGCATTGTACGGAAACGCTTCGAGGCAGACTTTGACCTTCTCGGGCAAGTCTACTGGCGATGTGATGGGCCGTTCCCGGCCACTGTGTTGGCGATTATGCCGCAAGCGAATGTGAGCGATGACTCTTAAAATAGTAGAATTTCACCCCGAAGATGTACGCGTCGTCATGACGGAAGCTGGCCTCATGGATCAATGGGGCGATATAGATGGCACGCTGAATGTAATTGCAGGACAGAACAGCGCAACGATAGTGGACGAGCAAGGTCCGGTTGCCGTAGGCGGTACCATGGAGTTATGGACCGGTCGGCACATGGGTTGGGCGTTCATTGGTGAACGAGCCAGGGCGCACCCCTTCTCGCTCACCCGATTGTGTAGACAGATTTTGAATCGAGTCGATGGCAGAATTGAGGCCTCGGCTCGCGATGATGTACCAATGGATGTGCGGTGGTTGGACGCGTTATGTTTCACACGCGGATCACTGATGCGGGGATTCGGGCCAGATGGTTCCGACCATCGCAGCTTCGCACGATTTAACGAGGGGAAATAACCATGGCACCGGCAATACCTTTTATCATGGCAGCTATGGCGGCAGTAGGTACCGTCATGGCCGTCAAAGGCGCACGCGATGCTAAGAAGGCACGCGCAAAACAAGCGCAGATGGAAGAGGCAAACCGTCTCTTGCAGGAGAAGCAGACGCGCGCCGAACTCGCACACGAAGACCGGCAGCAACGTTTGCGTATCGGTTCACTACGTGCTTCGGGTGGTGCCCGCGGCGGCATCGCTGGCAGCGTCATCGATATCATCGGCGACACCATACAACAAGGCTTCATAAATCGCAAGAACATTGCCGAAACGGGTGGTATAAAAGCTGAAAATTTCTCGCGCTCTGCCGACCTGTTTCGCTCGAAGGGTAAGAGCGAATCACAAGCCGGAATGCTCAACGCTGCCACTACTCTACTCGGTGGTGGTGTGCAGACATACCAAGCCTTTCAAGCGGTGAATTAAATCATGGCGAAGCTAGAAACATACACCGCACCCGTCAGGCAAGCGGCCTTCCATCAGGTTGACGACTACGTACCAGGACGGGACGTGCAAGCGAGTGTGCAGAACCTGAGTAACACGGTCATGGGTGGGGCACAAGGTGTCTTGAGGCATATCGAGCAAAGCGACATTGCTGCCATGCAGTCCAGTGCTGCAACCGCTCGCGCAGAACTGCATGCGGACATGGACGAGTACGTCCAGAAATTCGGCGCAGACCCGCACGACAGGGAATTTACAAGCCGCTTCCTGGAACAGTCTTCCGAGAAGATGGACAAGTATGCCAACGGCACGTCAACGGCGGCCGGGCGGCAGGCACATCAAAAGATCATGGAAGGCTTACTCGGAGAGTTTGCCGTCCGGATCGATCAGAAACAATCGGAAATGGCAGGAGTTAAAGCCAAGGCCGATCTGACGCTGATGCTCAACGCGAATGCAAACTTACTGTTCCGTGACCCACAACAGTTCGTACCAGCACTGCAAGAACAAACTCTGCTAATCAGTCTCAATGAAGACCTGACCTTCGAACAGCGCGAGCAAATGACGGCAATGACGCGGTCATCGTTGGCTGCTGCGACCGTCCGCGGAATTGCGCGAGACGATCCACAAGGCGCGCTAGACCAGATGGCGTCGGGCATGTGGGATGTATTCCTTGACGTTGACACACGCATGGCGCTTGTAGGATCGCTGACCGGTCGCCTTGTGTCAGAAGCGAAAGAGTCCGACCGCATTGCCACGCGCACCCGGAAGCTGAAGGCGGATGAAGAAATTAAAACCATCCTGAAGATGCACGACGAAGGGAAGCTTACGCGTGACCACCTGATGTCCGTATCAGACTGGCTCACGCCGTCAGACTTCAAGATGGGACTTGCGCTCGTCAACAACATTGAGCCGGACGAGAACAACTCATCCGCGCTGCTGTTGCTCGAAGACCAGATGCGCGACAATCCGGAACTGGTTGGCGACTCGGCCACGTTCTTGTACAAAGAAGGCATGATCACCGGGCAGACGCTGCGCACGTATTCCAGTGCAGGCCGGACCGCCATGCGTCAAGAAGGATTCAAGAGTCAGAAGGAACGCAGCATGGAGAGCCTGCGGATTCACTTCAAGCCTGGACCCATGGAAAGGTACGACCTTGCACGGAACGCGAAGTACGCAAGCGCTATTGCGGAGTACAACGACCGCACGAAAGAAGTCGGCTTGTCGGATGACGACATCATCAAGATTGAGAAGAGTGTTATCAACCGGTGGCAGACGGGCGACGTTTCCAAGAACGCATGGAAGACAACCAACCACGGACGCATCACCGTACAGAAGCGTAACCTTATCGGACAGGCTCGCGTACTTGAAGGCATGTTGAACTCCGGCGCCATGGACAAGGATACATTCAAAGAGCAGTACCGACCGCTTGCACTCCGCATCAAACAACTAACCGAAATGGAGCAGAACCTTGAGCGAGGAAAATAAATACGGCGATGACGCGGTATACAATACCGACATTTCGCGCGAGGAAGACGCATACTCGGATGTAATGGGCGACACTGACATCGGTGAAATGATGCAGTATGTCAACGATGCAGACATGGCCACGGACGCAGGTCCAGACATGGCCGGGTCCCCGGTACAGCCAGGGTTACCGAATGCACAAAATCCCGTAGCACCCACACCCATGGAGCCGGATCAGAGCAAGATCGAACGCAACAAGGGTGAAAGCGGAGTACCCTACCTCGGGCCAGCGCTTGACTTCTCGGTCGCAGCCGTCAAGACTGTCGGCGATGCAACCAACCAAGGTATGGCCGGTGTCGATGACGCCGTGCGCAACACCCTGAACCTTGTACCTTACGTCGAGGACTTTACGACGTGGCTCGACGAGACCTTTACCGGTGGCGAATACCATGAAGGCATGGAGCCAGCCAAGACCGCGGTCGGTGGATTCACGCGCGAAGTAACCAAGTTCCTGACTGGCTACCTTCCGTCAGCACGAGGCATCAAGAAGGTTGCCGCACTGGCCAGGATGGGCCGCGCATCCAAGGAACTGTTGGCCGGAGCCATCACGGAGTTTGCCGTGCGTGCGCCGGATGAGGCTCGCTTCTCGGACATGCTCATCAAGGCAGGGGTACCCAAGAACTTCGTTACGGAAGGACTGAAGTCTGACCCGAAGGATAGCAAATTCGAAGCACGCATCAAGAACGCGCTTGAAGGCACCATCGCGGCCGGAGCCGTTGAGGGTGTGATAAAAGCCGTGCGCCTGTACAAGCAATGGCGCAAGGTCAAGAACGATCAACCGGAACTCGTAGCACACGCTGAAGACGTGGTCAAGGCAGACGAGATTGAGGGCAAGGCAGTGGTCGAGGCGCTTAAGAAATGGGGCGACCCGGAAGCGGCTGTATTGCATGCCGTGGTCAAAGGCTCCAAGGTGGCCGCAGGTAAGAAGGGCGCCGCGACCAGGGCAACGAAAGACATTGACGCACAGAAGCTTATCGAAGAGTCGAAGGGTATCAAGGTCGGCGAGGATACCACGGTGTACGTGAACTATGGCCGTATCTCGAAGTCCGAAGATGTCAAGCAGGCCATCCAGATGATAACGGAACATACGAAGCCACTCATCGGGAAGTCAAAGCGCTACACCATGTCGCACAAGCAGCAGGTAGAGTACGCCGAACGCCTGGGTATGACCGAAAAGGAACTACTCAACCGGCCGGACGGTAGCGTATGGAGTGCAGAACAAGTGATAGCGGCACGCACCCTCTGGGAGAACGCGGCCGAAAACCTCGTCGTCGCAGCCGGTAAAGCTGCTGCACCGAACGCAGGCAAGATCGATGCATACCTGTACCGCAAGATGCAATCCGTATTCACCGCGATCAACGCTGAAGTACGTGGCGCATCTGCTGAGTCCTCGCGCTCGTTGCGCGCCTGGGGTATCGAGGCGCCGGAACTGGCAGCCAAGGCACGCATGATGTCCCAGATGTTGGACGAGCATGGAGGCCTCGCAAGCAGCAAGCAGATGGCCGAGCGTGTGCTTATGCTCGCGCGTAACGGCACCCTGACTTCGAAAGCCGGTGTCAAGATGCTCGACAAGTCGGCAGCCGCTAAGGTTGTGGACGCGTTCCGCGAAGCCTGGGTGGCTGGCCTGTTGTGGTTGCCGTCCACGCACGTTGTGAACGGCGTGTCGTCCATGGTGGTACTCATGCACCAACTGGCGAACCGGAAGGTCGCATCGATGATGACGGATTCGATTCACTCAGACGAGGCAGCCTTCGCCCTGCACGGCATGATGGGTAGCATTAAGGACGCCTTCAGGTACTTCGGCAAGGCGTTCAAGTCCGGCGACGGTGGATACTGGGCAGGCAAGGCAGAGACCACCCGGCAGCCAGCCTTCACCGCTGAGGCCTTCGGCCTGAAGTCGGACACCGTGGTCGGCAATACGGTCGACGCTATCGGAACTGGCTTCCGAGGCTCCCTACGGGTGCTGGGTGCCACGGACGAATTCAGCAAGACAATCGCGTACCGTGGAGAACTGCACGCTCTGTCGCTGCGTGAGGCCTCTGCAAAGGGCCTTACCGGCGATGATTTAGCGCGGGAGATAGCCAAGACCCTGAACAACCCTCCCCAGCGTATGAAGATTATGGCACAAGATGCGGCGACCTATGCCACGTTCCAGGATAAATCGGGACAGGTAGCAAGCTTCCTGGCCAAGCTGCGCAACGATCCAGGTACCAACGTTGTCGGCCGGTTCGCCCTGACGATGGTCCTCCCGTTCGTGAAGACACCGTCGCGAATCCTCAACTACACCATGGAGCACTCACCGGCTGCCCTGATGCAGAAGAAATTTTGGAGCGACATCAACAGCGGGGACCCGGCTCGTGCAGCCATGGCGAAGGCCAAGATTGCAACCGGTACATCGATGATGGCCATTGCCCTGGACTGGACAGACTCGGACCAACTCACCGGCTATGGCCCGCGTGACAAGGCTGAGCGTGATGTGTGGCTACAGGAGCACAAGCCGTACAGCCTTAAGGTAGGCGGCAAGTGGCACAGTTTCAACCGCATGGACCCGATAGGAATGATGTTTGGTTTTGCGGGAGACATTGCCACCATCACGCACCGCTACGAGTTAGGCGATGCCGACATGGATGAACTGAGCGAAATGTCTGCCGGGATGGTGCTCGCCATGGCGAACGTACTCGTCAACAAGAACTACATGCAAGGCTTCGCCCGCACGCTTAACGCGGTGACAGACCCGGAGCGTTACGGAAAGTGGTGGCTTGGCTCCAACCTTGCGACCTTCATGCCCATGACTACGCTTGCCGGTGGTGTGACTCGCGCCATGGATGACCAGATTGTCCGACAGCAGAACACGATCGGCGACTTCTACTCGTCTCGCTTGCTCTCCATGGCTGAGACCCTGGCGCCGACTCGCGACATGTGGGGACGTGTGATTCATCGGCGGTCGGGTTACGGTGCGACGTATGATTTCATATCACCCATCGCAGCCAAGCCGATCGTCAAGCAACCGATCAACGAAGAGATTATGCGGCTTGCCAAGAGTCCCATGCGTGGCGATGCATCAGTGCCGCGACGCCTTCAGAAGAATACCACCTTCATGGAAGTGAAGGTCGACTTCTCACAGTGGCCGCACGTCTTCGACCAGTACGCCGAGGCAGCCGGGCGCGATCCTATCGAACTGACGGGCAAGCCTCTGATGGAGACGTTGAACGACATGGTCAACGGCGAAGGATTCTACGGCCAGATATACGAATACATGTCGAGCGACTTCCAGAAACTCGACATGATAGGCGGACTTGTCGAAATGCAACGACAGCGCGCACAGTGGAAGGTCTACAACGACCCAGACAATGCAGCGTTCAAAACGTGGCTTGGGGACATGCAGCAGAACAGTATGAAGATTAAGCAAGGGGACGAAAGCGCAATGGAAACAGTGCCTTTCCCGACACCGTAAGTATACATGATATAATTGGAGAATGCAATGAGAAAGACTTTATTCGCAGCACTACTACTCGTAGCCTTCAACGCTCACGCGGACGAAGACAATGTCCTGACCTGGGATGACGTGAACGGTGAAGACCTGTACCACGTCGAAATGTCCCCGTTCTTGTGTGGTGATATGGCCACGAACTTCACTGAGATAGCCACCGTTATTGCCGACGTACTCACGTACACGGACGCGAACGTACCTTCGGGCGAATCCCGATGCTATCGTGTTGCTGCCAGTAACATCGGCGGGAAGTCGGGGTACTCGAATGAAGCGGGAAAAACTGTGCGCCCGGTAACGCCGGGCACGCTCACGGTAAAATAAAGCTGCGATTCAAATGTAAAAAATCAAAGCATAGGGGAAAGAAACATGACAGTCGCAAACGACACAGCACGCAAGAACTATAGTGGGGACGGGACCACTTCGTCTTTCAGCACGAACCCGGTTATCTTCTACGACTCGGACACGATCGATGTCCAGGTAGTCACCACAGCAACAGGTGGTGCGGTTACGCTTGTCGAAAATACTGACTACACTATCTCGGGTGGGGACGGAGCAATCGGTACGGTCGACATGTCGGCTGGCTCATCCCCCTATGGTGCGCCCAGTGCATCGGAATATGTCGTCCTCATACGGCAAGAACCCTACTTGCAAGATGATGACTTCGTCAATAACTCGGCATCGGATGCTGAAGTAGCAGAGTCGCGAGTCGACAAACTGACGATGGAGATTCAGCAGCTACTTGAGATTACGGCCCGGTCTATCAAGTTCCCGGACATCGAAACGGCCGCCGTTACGCTGCCGAACTACGTCGACCGCGCAGACAAGTTCCTTTACTTCGACGCCAATGGCGACCTCGCGGTCTCTGATGGTTCGCTTGATACGGCGATAAGCGACTTCTCGTACACGTTGCTCGACGACACCACGCAACTCGAATGGCAAACCACCCTCGGGCTAGTTATTGGCACGAACGTGCAAGCCTATAGCGCGGACTTGACAGCCATCGCAGCGCTCGACAAGACCGATGGGAACTTCATCGTCGCCAACGGTTCGGCGTGGGTGGTTGAAACTGGCAACACGGCTCGCACATCCTTGGGCCTCGGCACTGGTGATTCGCCGACGTTCACTGCCGTCACCGCCATTGGAGCCGGGTCCAGCTTGCATACACTAACCGTCGTGACGGGCGGTGTCACTGCGAACAACGCAGCATCAAGCCTGCACACACTGACCGTAGTAACGGGCGGCGTCACTGCCAATAACGCGGACTCAAGCTTCGCGTCATCCGGTGAGACGGTCATTGCATCCGGTGCCACCACGGTTGCAGCCACCGGTGCGGCTGGCTCCGTCCGGGTGGACACGACGCTTCTAAAGTTCCGCTTTCATGATGGTAGCTCGTGGCAGAACGTCAGCGCTGACGGTGGTCGGGCTACGATGTGGATACCGGCGAAGGCATGGACTCCGAACACAACCAACGGACCAGCCGGGCCGACTGACAACGAGAGCACAACGAACGATGTCATGTACACGTCGCTTGACTTCGACCAAACAACGTCAGAGTCCGCGCAAGTTCAGATCGTTATGCCGAAGTCGTGGGACCTGGGTGTCATCCAAGCGCGCCCGCTCTGGACCGCGGCTTCCGGCTCCGGCACTGCGACATGGGACTTTTCCGGTGTAGCCCTGGCGAACGACGATGCAATTGACACGGCGTTCGGTACCGCTGTTGGTGTGACGGACACGCTTATCACTGCTGGCGACATGCACCTTGCGGACGAGACCGGCGACATTACCATTGCGAACACTCCGGCCGACTTCAGCTTCATTGTGTTGAAGGTGGCGCGGAATATCAGCGACTCACTGTCCGCCGATGGCCAATTCCTCGGCGCACATGTATACATAAACCTTGATGCCGGGAATGACGACTAATGTTTGTAGCCGGACAACTTAACGGATTCTGGGTGACGGCTGGCGGGGTTACCGTACCCGCTGCAACCGTCGATTGGGATTTTGCTACCACGCAATCCCTTGTCGATGCCTCGACGGCTTACACCCTTAGCCACACGCGTGCTGCCGTTGGCGCCACGTACTTTGACAGTAGCGGCGACTTGGCAACTGCGGCATCAGGTGTCGCACGTTTCGGTTATCATCCCGTCTCGTTGACTTCTCTCGGTCTATCGGTTGAAGCTAACGTCAACTGGGAAGAGAACTACAACGAACAAGTAACGAACGCGGCGAATTGGTCTTCCAGTGGGATTACCGCGTCCTTGAATGCTGACACGTTCATTGACGGCACCACGGTAGCAGACAAGATCATCCCGACAACTGCCAATTCAACTCACTGGATTGACGGGTCGGGTAAGAATGCGGCCGGTGCTACCGACCACGCCAACCATGGGATATTTGCCAAGGCGGTCGAGAAAACCGCTTGCATGATGGAATGCACCAGCGGGACGAACGTGTTCAAAATGTGGGTGGACTTGTCGGACGGATCGATAGGTGATACAAGTGGGTCCGCTACATCGTACGGCGTGGAGCCTTTGCAGGATAATTGGTATTTCATATGGGCGCACACGGTCGGAGTAGGCGTCGTTGGTCGTAGTACGAAGACATACGTATCGAACGGTACGACATCGGGCGACGAGTCCTACGCGGGTAACGCCTCGGACGGTATCCTATTGTGCGGCGCTGGATTACATGTGGCACCACGTCGCGCCTTCGGTCACTACCGCGGGCCGACGACATCCGGCGACATTGATCAGCTTGATGATGACGTTGACATGAACGCCTCCGGATGGTTTAATGCGACTGAAGGTACGGTATTAGTAGAATTCTTTCAATTCGATTGGCAGACGCAGTGGAACTTTTACCTCGCCTCGCTGGTGAACAGCGGCGCACCGACAACCGATTACATTTCAGTCAGCCTCGCGGCGCACAATTCAAAGTTCATCGGTCAGATCAAGGACGGTGGCTCGACCGAATGCCAGATAGAACCGGCCCACGGTGGAGTAGGCGTAGGCGGATACTTTAAGATTGCATTCGCCTACAAAGCCAATGACTGTCAAATGGCTCTCGACGGTACTGCGTCCGCCGTCGATAGCTCCGTCGTCCTGCCTTCCGGTATCGACACGCTTAAGCTTGGCCGCGCCTGGAACGACCTTCAGCGTACCGGTGGCTACTTTCAACGTGTGCGGTATTGGGACACCCGTTTAACGCAAGCACAACTAGAGTCGATTACGACATGAACAAGCTAACCGTACGAGATTACATCACCATCGGCAGCCTTGTCGTTGGTCTTATTGGCGGCGTATTCGCGTTCGCCCATGGCATCGAAGTCAACTCGGCCGAACTTGTCCGGGTGAATGACAAAGTTGACGCTGTCGAGGAACGGACGAAGGAACGCATCGCCGGTCTAACGCTGACGCTGCGCCGCATGGAAGACAAGCTAGACCGACTGCTGACCAAATGACCACCGTCATAGCAACGCTGACCGAAGTGTACGCTGATTCGCTTTGCGTATACTCCACATCGTTCAACACGCCCAAGCTTTTCCGCGTCAACTGCGAGGCCGATGGACACGAGTACCTAATGTCCGGCGCCGGAGACCTAAACGAATTGGCCTTCGTGGTGGAAATGGTACGCAAGTACGGACTGCATGAACTGTGGCGCGCGAACTTGCAAGACAACTGGCCGCCCGCGATCGTCAAGGACATGGAGTCCGACATTGTGGCGGTCAGTACTAACGGTATTTTTCTGCTTGACAAGGCATTCATGCCAGCGCAGGTAAACGACCCATCATACACGATCGGTAGCGGTGGCGACTTCGCCAAGGCTGCCATGACATTCGGATACAAGCCACGGGACGCAATGGACTACGCGATCCGTATGGACCCGCAAAGCGGTGGACGCATTCAACACATGGAGTTAAGCTAATGGCAACACAGTACGAGGAAGCAGCACTCGCGAAGATGTCCTTCGGCGAGATAAGCGAACTACGTAGCCGCGACGACGCGGACCATAATCAGCTTGCGCCGTACGAGCACCGGGCGTACATGCGCGAAGAGATTGAGGACAACCCGGCGCGAGCACTCGTGTACGGGATCGCGATCCCAGCGTACACGGCCGCCAAGATACTGGCCTCGATGTCGAAGGACCTGCCGCTTCTAGGCACGCTCGTCAGGAAAACGAACCTCCACCAGTCTCGCTCGACCGGGAGTGTGAAGGAACAAGTACAAGCCTACAAGGGTGTAGGTGAGGGGTTAATGACAGCAGGAAGGGACCTATTCAAATGAGCGACGTACATCGCGCACTCGAAATAATCTTACCACTCGAAGCAGGCTTCACGGACGACCCGGAAGACCCTGGCAACTGGACCAGCGGTCGCAAAGGTCGCGGCGAACTGAAGGGCACCAAGTTTGGCATCAGTGCCATGTCCTTCCCAGACCTCGACATCAAGAACTTGACAATCGCGGACGCGGTCCCGATCTATGAAGAGAAGTACTGGAACAAGTGTGCAGCAGAGCACGCACCGTGGCCGCTCAATCTGTATCTGTTCGACGCAGCGATCAACCAGGGCGTAAGCGCTGCTGTCAAGATGGTGCAAAAAGTCCTCCGGCTCCAGCAAGACGGGATACCAGGACGCAACACCAAGGCCAAGCTGGCATCATCCAGCAAATGGCACGCCGTGCAGTTCATGACGGCACGCGCCAAACGCTACACCGGTACACGCAACTTCGACCGGTTTGGTAACGGCTGGCTCAATCGTTTGTTTCACCTAACCATGGAGAGTTAAAGATGGCACTACCCGTAGCACTTCTCGCAGGACCCTTGATGGACATCGCAGGCAAGGCTTTCGATCGCATCTTCCCGGACAAGCAGGCAGCCGACGCAGCCAAGCTAGAAATGCTCAAGCTGACTCAGCAAGCAGACTTCGAAGAGTGGGCGACCAAGGCTGACATCGTCAAGACGGAAGCGGCAAGCAGCAACTGGCTTACCGCATCATGGCGCCCGATTGTAATGCTGACGTTCACCGGCCTTGTGGTCGCTCGTTGGTTCGGCTTCGCGGCAGAAGGTATGTCGGAAGACGAGTACATGATGGCGTGGAAACTAATCCAGCTTGGACTTGGTGGCTATGTGATTGGCCGCTCGGCTGAGAAGATCGTTCCCGGCATCGCGCAAGCGTTCAAAAAGTAGTATCAAACCAATAGGTCACACGGTGCTTGACGGTAGCCCAAAGGCTTCGATCTTGCCACCGTGGGTCCCGGCGAACTTTCTTCCGGACGAATATGCGCATTTGTGAATCGCACTCTTCGTCGATCAGCTTCTGGATATTCTCCGGACGTATCGCTTGCGCGATCTTCGCGTCAATCTCTACCTGAATTTCCTTGTGATGAACCACCATTGCGTGGCTGATAGTCTCGGCCATGCGTGTAACTTGTATCTGAATTAAAGGCATATCGTGCATAATTTCTCCTTGAAATTTGAGCGCGCCGCGCCCGATTATCGTGGTCCGTAGTGGTGACCTAATGCCGACTGGCGCATCGGTGGCTCGCCGTCACGCATGGTGTAGAGTCTACCGAACCTCGTGCAGATGATGACGACACCTTCGAAGGTAGTCATCGCGGTGACCTCATCACCTACCGCCAATTCCAGTCTGTAAAGTTGTTGTATCTCTGGCTTGTTCATGAGTCTGCGTTAGCCTTGTGCATTTCATCGCGCACCCATTGGTGTAGTTGAATCGACATCATGGGATCCTCTTGCGATATCTCGGTAGCGTACGCATGCAGCGCAGCACGAGAAGCACGCGCGTACGCGTCGTCACCTTCCGGCTTGGCCACAAAGTATTTCATCGTCAGTCCTGTCATAATGCACCCGGTCCTTTCTCTTTCAGATGTGGGGGAAGGTCACCAATGTGTAAACCCATGGCGTCAGCGGTGAACTGATCAGCACCGCCCGGCCGTGGCTTGCCGTCCGCGCGTCCGAACACACGGCCGTAGACTGTGGTGATGTGTCGCTTCATGATGGACGAGCACTCGCACCGCTGTTGATCCCGGTGCGCAATCTTGACAATGCGCGTCTCTCCGGCGCCACAGTCTGTGCAGTAGAAGTCGTAACGCGCCATCACTGTGCGTCCGAAGTAGGTGTATCAGGACAGCATGGGTAGTACTCCTTACCGTCCTCAATGTATGTGATTAGACCCACAAAGCAAACCATGGCGATCAAAATCAACAGTTCTCTAATCCGCATCGTCGTTTCCTTTCAAGTCCAGCTTGCGCCGGACAACGTTGTTATCATAGGTGAGCATGTTGCGGCTGTCCAGTTGATCCAGTGCTTCGGCGAACGCTGCCCGTGCTCGTGTCTGTGGTAAGAACAACTTACACGCGCCAAGCAAGTCGAGCCGCTTGACCGGTGCGCCGTCTGGTGATATGCGGCACAGCGCAGACCACACCAGCTTAGCGTTACCCTTCGGCATGGTGCGTACCACGGCCGGACCATCGGACGGTATCACTACGCAAGAGACAATCGGGTCCCCGTCTTCGTCGAGGCCAAGGTTCACCGGCTCCAGCTTGAAGGCAACCGGGTCGATCAGTTCCACGTCACGTTGTTTCGTTGTCTTGATTTCGAAGTTAGCGATTTCGAATTCGGTATCCAGGGCGCCGAACACTGCGCTCGATCCACGGCCGCCGCGACTTGAGTCCTTGCCAGGGTGATGCAGATGCAGGACACAGATGCCCGCATCGATCAGGCCTTCTATGGCGTCCAGGTAGGCGCCGACATCCTGCGCGCTGTTCTCGTCGCCACCGGAGCCAGCCATGGCCCGGGCGAACGTGTCGAGGACGATCAGGCCCGGCCGTACGTCGAGCGTTTTGATGTCTTCGCCCAACTGCTTCCGGTCTTCCGGCTTGCGCAGGTCCAGGCCGGAGCCGTTCAACAGGTAGAGGGGTGCATCCTTCACGCCGTAGTGTTTCTGAATGGCGGCGAAGCGCTTCCACAGTCCGCCCATGCCCTCGAAGGCGATGTAAATGACTGGTGATTGCTTGACCGGGTAGCCGTTCCACTGCCGCCCCACGGCGATGTGGAAGGCCATGTCGAGCGCGAGGAAGGTCTTGCCGTTGCCGGGTGCGCCGTACATCTGCGCGAAGGTGCGGCAGTAGAGGACGTTCTTAATTAAGTACGGCGAGCGCTTATGCAGCGTGGCCACCACGTCACTGAACCCGACAAGGCGGCTGACCCGCTTCTTGGCCGGAGCCGGTGGCTCGTCGCTGACCTCGAAGTCGCTGACGGCTGCCACCTTGCTGCCCGGTTCCTTGGCGGCATAGCGGTAGGCGCTCGCGATCGGCTTCTGTTCCAGCCAGCCAGCACGCCACCCGCAGCCGTTGTCCCACGCGTCAGAGCGCATCAGGTCACACGCTTGCGCGTAAGACAGGCCGAAGTCACGAAGGCCGCACGCGACCCTGTAGGCCGTTTCATCACCACCCGCACCCTGGACTGATCGCTCGGCTTTCTTTAGCCACTCTTCGGCCCGGTCCATGATGTGCTGATCAGCGGGCGGAATGTTCATAACTGGTGCATGTTCACGCTTCGTGAACGTCCCGCACTCCTGAACAAGCCAGCCGGGTGCTGGAGTCGGAGCCATACGCCAATCGTTCGTGGTATAACCCCCTGCCTCAACCGTACTGCCGGGCGCCACTACGTAGCCGTGAGTGGATCGGATATCCAACCCCTTACCCAGCACGTCCACGCCATTCTGTACGCCTGCGTGACCCTCTGGCAGCTTATATATTAGGTGACGGCCGCCGGTTGGCGTGCGCGTCGTCAGGGTATCGGGTAGTTCTTGAATAGCTTCGAGTGCAGCAAGCGAGGCGTCGCCATCCTTCTTGACATCCACGTCGATCACAAGCAGGCCTTCGCAGTGAATACCTATGTTCGCATCAGGCCACTTATTCCACCACGTATTGATCTGCGCGCGTTTGGTGGTGGCTTGCGCGGGCCAGTCCTTTACCAGCGGGGGCGCTTTCGTTCCCGCCTTGATAGGGAAGATCGCGAAGCCTTCCTTTGCCAGAAAGCACGCTTCTTGTAGTCTGCTCATTTCCCCCCGATCCGGCAGATTATTTTCTGCCCTTCGTATATCAAAACCCCGTCGACTATCGTGGTGCTGTGCCTCTGGTAAATCTCGACCGTGCAGGTATGCCGTGGCTCCGGTCTTATGGCGACAGCCCCAACGATTGCGGCTGCGGGCATAAGCAACGCCAGGAGAATCCACAATCCGTATAGTACCCGGTCTCTCATTTCCCGTACCTCATGAAGATTTTACACGGCCCGTTCATGATGAATCCTTCGGCCCAGTGCGGAAGGTTGTTGTCGTCGCTCATTAGTTCCTGCATCACTTCACGCGTCCACTCTGCCTCACTGGCAAGCACCTCGACGACGACTTCGTCATGTACGTGCAGCACGATAGGAATTCCCATCGCTCTTAATTGTAACATGACATGCACGAGTAGGTCACGGCATATCGCCTGCACCACGTTTTCCATGAGGGTCCCGCCCCATGTGCTAATGCGTGCGAAGTACGGCCGGTTCAGGTCATCCGCTATGACCTTGGCCTTGCGCTTCTCATCACCGGACATCGTGCGAAAGTGAGTCAGCTCCGGCCCGTACTTACCCGGACGCAGGACAGCCAGCGGGTACGTAAGGATGCGGCCTGATGGTAGCTGGCAGTATAGGTGCTTCCCCTTCATCAAGAAGGTGACCTGACGGCCGACATGCCCCGCGAATGTCTTGACACCCGGATGGGTGACGGCGGCCTTGGCTGCTGTCTCCAGATTTTTCCAGCCTTCCTTCACCATCGGGTGATCATTGCGCCACCCAAACTTGAAGCCGTCCGCGTCATCATCAGACACATGGACGTTATAGTTCTTGGCCATGCTATGGAACGCGCCGACGCCACCGCCGAACCCGAAGGCTAGTTCGGTGACCTTGCCAATTTGTCGCTGCGAGTCTGTCACATCCTCGACGGACATGCCGAACATGTTCGCATACGCCAGCTCATACAGGCCCGGCCCGGTCTTGTTGAATGCTTTACGGTAGGCTTCAAGCTTCCACTCTTCGCCTGAGTGCCACGCGGTCCCTACGCCTTCGACGCTGCTAAAGTCACCGCCTACAAACACCTTGCCTTTCGCTGGCACCAGTAAACCGCGCAAGCATTTGGAGACCACGCCATACGGAGAACCGTATATCATGTCGATCGCTTCTGGTGAGTGAGCAAGGCTTATGATGTCGTCGACGACCTTCGGCTTCGGGGTACCGCGTGGCAGGTTGTGCAACTGTACAATGTAGCAAGTGAACCGGCCTGTCGCTCCGGCTCCGTGGTATTGAAACATCCCGTGCAGCCTGCCATCGGCCGCGGCTGAGTCAAGCATGCGCTGGACCTTGGCAGTACTGGACAGGCCAGCTTCTTGACGTAGGACTAGCACCTTATGCACTGCGTCCGGCAGCGACGCCAGCTTCAACAGTTCGATGACTTCATCCTTGGCAATGGACGTGATGGGTACACCCTGCTCACCGCACCACTCTTTGATATCGGCCACCTTGGTGACTGACGACACGGCGCCATCGGTCAGACTTGATACCTTGGCGTCGTACGTGTCGGATGAATCGGCGATCAGGTTAAGGAATGCTTTGACGCCGTCAAGGTCGACGCTCACACCACGCTGATTTATCTCCAAGTCCATAGCGAACACTTCTTGTTCGGCAGTGGACAGCGGGCGTATCTTCTTGAGCAATGCGCGCTCCGTGTTTACGTCCTGCTTGCAGTACTCCATGAGTCGGGCAAGCGCCGTCGCGCCGGTATAGTCCTCGCCACCGCAGCGGAACTTCGGATTCTCATCCATCCACGTTAACGGCTCAAGCTTCCACGGTCTGAACATACGCATCATCAGCGCACTACCGGGCATGTCCTTTTGTTCGGCGGCGCCGGTCACGGCTGCGGCATGCTCCAGCTTCGAGGGTATCCCGGAGGCCAGCGCCATGGCTCGGGTGCATCGCATCTGCTCGGGCCGCAGCAAAGGGATGTTAGGGTACAAGCGACTTAGTGTTATATTCCACAAGTCAAACTCGAATGCCGCATTGTGTGCATAGACTAGGCCGCCGTCCTGAACGTAGTCGAGGACGCGCACCCACTCGTCACTACTTTCGCCAAGCAGGCCGCCATGCGCCACGTTCATGCACCCGGCTGGCTCGGCATTGAATCCATAACCAAGACACCATATGCCGGTGTCCGGGTGCTCGGCGTACGTGTACGAACCAACCGCGGTCAGGTCGATCGTCGACCGCGTCTCGAAGTCAAGGTGCAGACCCACTAGCTACAGCGTGCGGGGTTGAAGGTCCTTTGAACCATGCGTGCCTCGCGTAAGGCTCCGACTTTTTCCAGCACGTTGGCCTGCACCACACGGGCCTGACGCTCGCGTCTGTTCTTCTCGGCGCAGTCTCTCGCGTTCGCTTCCCCGTGCGTCATGTACTGAATGTAATGAATCATTTCATGGAGTACAATCGAGGCATTGTACCTGTTTTGGAAGTCCAGCGAGCGCAGCAGATACACGCCCGTGTCCCGTTGCGCGCCCTTCAGGTTAGCGCAGGTCCCTATAGGACGTTCGGTCACGTCGCACAGTTGGTCTTCGGTCATCAAGTGAATGACCGGCGGACGAAACAAGATGGTTGAATCACCCTTGTGAATAAAGTGAGATTGACCCCACGCTAGCACCCAGATTGATTGTGCCTGATCGGGGGAAAGATCGGTGGCTGTAGTCACGACACTACATAACGACAAAATGGCTGCTAACGCGATGCGGGTCAATCTCATGACTGGTTCCCCTTCAGTGTTGTAGGTGGCACGGCCGCCGGGTGAACCCGACTCCGCGCCTGCGAGGGTTGCTCTTTATCGTTGAGGCCCTTCGCCATTTGATACTAATCCTCGTCACTTGTCAACAAGTAACTAGGTTTATGTCACATCAGATTTTTTAGGTCCTCATCGTCACCGGCGGCGTCATCGAAAGGACTGGCCGCCTCATCCGGAAGGTCGAAGTCGCTGGCTGAAGCTGCCTTACCGCCGCCGCCAAGGTTTTCACCATCCGCATGGAACTGGATACCCATCAGCTCGGCATTGACGCGCTGACCATACTCGTTGTCTTGCGCCCACAAGTCAATGATGACGTTCGCGTAGCACCCTGAATACAAGGTACCGTCGTACGTCTCCAACACCCGGCCATCCTTGCCGTACGCTGTCGGCTTGATGTCGTTGTATGCGTTGATGTACATCAGGCCCGCATACTCGGGGTACTTCGGCTTGCTGTCGCCGTCATGGATACAAATTTTATCCGACAACTTCATCGCCTTCATGACCGCGGCCGTTTGGTCCTTCCATTTCTCTTTCGCCTTGGCAAGTATGCCCGACACAATCAGATCATAGTCGGGGTGATCCTTGGCAATAAGCATGGTCGCGGCGTACTTCTCTTCGCCCTTGTCGTTGGCCTTCGGTTTGAAGATGTGCAGGAAGGCGACCCGCACGTTATCAATTCGTAATGCTCCTGATGCTGTTCTCGGCATTGCTATCCCTTCTCAAAGTCTTCGGCGGTGACCTGCTTCACAGCAGGCCGTGAGTCACTGTCGGGCGCAACCACTATAGCACCTTTCGGTTTCGTGATTAAAGATTGTACCGCTTTCTTGCCTGCTGCGTCAAGCTTTTTCTCGGCCTGCGCTGGGGTGATTGGCTTGACACCACCCGTCAGGTGCGTGTTGAGGAACACGATAGCCGCTTGCTCGCTTGTCCACTTGCGGTGCGTCTTGGAGCGGACCAACTTATATGGCAGGTCACCACCCTTGCCGGCCTTAACCAGCTTTTCGACCCGACCCTCCACTTCCTTGACCATCAGCTTTATCATAGGTACCTGCGCAGCCAGTGTGACGAACTTGTCCATGTCGGCCGGCACCACGGCTTGCGCTGGTACCTTCATTATAGACGCGGCCTTGAACGTGTCGCAATCGACGGCGTGTGTACACCATCGGCAGTGATTACCCGCGGCGAATGGTGGTTCGGGTTCGCGAGATAGCTCGGCCGCCATCTTGATAACGGCGCGATACTCCAGCAAGTCGGCCGGATGAAATGAGGCAGACCGAACCACTTCACCTTCGCCACGCGGCTGATAGATGTGAACCGTCACCTTTGATATCGGCTGTTCGGTTGACAGCATGGCGCCCAGTGCGTACTTCTTTAACTGCGTGTTGTCTTCGGCCTCGACTTGCAGTCGACCACCTGTAGATGTTGTTCGGCCGGGTCGTACGTCAAGAAGTCGGCCTTCCCGCCCGTGTCCGGGTCTACCAACGTTTCTAGTGCTGGCGTGAGATTTACTTCGACATGATCGCTGCTGCCTTCGGTCGTCAGAGATTCGCAAAACGCCACGTACTCACGGCAGTAGTCAAACATTTCCTTGGAGACGCGAAAAATCATATCGTCCACCGAAAAAATTGCTAGGTGTTCAGCCATTTCGGGGGTCACGTCTCCCTCATAGATACGCACGGCCACTTCATGCGCGACGGTTCCTTCGGCCGCCGGTTCGCTGGCTTCGTGCTGCTGTAGATTCGCAGACGCTGGACAGGGTATCCAACGACTGGCCGATGAAGCACTGAGCCGCTTGTGCGACCCAGCTTTTAGGACTTCGATCAAAGCGCGGCGGCTGCTTCGATGAATGCAGCGCGCTTGTCTTCCGGCAACTCGGCGGCCCGCTCGGCACCCATGGACTTGAGCAAGTCAAGAGCGGCGACGGCACCCTTCGTCTCGAAGATACCCTTCACAGCCGCTTGTACATCCGCAAGACTAGGAACTTCAGCCGCTGGCGCAGTCAGCTTGGCTGCTTGAGGGTCAGCGGGGGGTGTCGCTTTCGACTTGCGTGGCTTGCGAGGCTTAGTAACTGCCGGAGCCGACTCGGTCGGCGCTGTAACAGCCGATCCGTCTCCACCGCTAGCGCCCGTAGGGATAGCTTTTGTTTCACCGAAATTCCCCTTGCGCAATGCGTTGATGTGATCCAGCGCCACGATGGCGTGAGCTGGTGTGTCGAATTCTAACGTGATGGATACTTTCATTCTATCATGCTCCCGGTTGCCTGTTGATAAATGGTTGATATCTCGGTGCTTCTTTTCAGTACGATCTTCTGGACTGCCTCGTCCACACTGCCCGGCATCGAGAATACATCGAACGTAACTGGCTCGCTATCCTCGCTCGACAGCAGCCGGTATGCTGCTTGCTCGTTGTCTGATGGCAGCCATGACAATTCGATAAAGAAGCCATGCGTCGCCCGGCTCATCGATATCGCGGTCCCGCCTGCTTGGATGTTAGCCGCTATTATATCATATTTCCCGGCCTGAAAACCGATAGCGATCTCACCGCGCCTGCGTTTCGGGGTGTCGCCCGTGATGATGGCGACATGGTACCCGGCATCGGTCAGCTTCTCGGCCACATCTAGTAATGGCCGCTTGTGGTGCCCGAATATCACGGTACATGCATCCGCGTGGCTTGTCTCCAGATACGTGCGGACGTGCGCGACGACGTGCGGGACCTTGGCTTCGGCCACTTCGAGGCGGGACAGGTCGACATCGGCCTTGATTTCTGCATCCTGTGTCGTGATGCCGTTCGCAGGTACTATATCGACCTTGATCTTGATCGGCTGCGTGTCGAACATTGGTTCGTGAACGTTTTCGAATACCGCATTGCGCATCCGGCGCATGATAACTGGGCGTAGCATCTGTGCAAGCTTACTCATGCGGCTGTGCTTCGTGCCACGGTATACCACTTGCTTGCGGACAATGTTGGAGTAGCAGAACTCGTCGCAGAAGTCGAGATATGACAACTTAACGGCACCAATTCGCCTTAAATAGTACCACACATTCCCGGCATGCTTGGTGATGGGCGTGCCAGTGAGAAACCAAGCGAACGACGAGGCGCCCGCTAGCGCGAACACGGCTTGCGATTGCTTGGCTAGTGGATTGTTTACGTAGTGCGCTTCGTCGACAATCAGTACGTCCCACGGCAGCGCTAGCAATGCTTCCAGTTGGATGCGTGCGCCTGCGAACGTGACGACGTGCGGCGTGATGTCCGGCGCCCACATCTTGAACTGTGCGGGCCAGTGCATGACAGCGATGGCCGGGCAGACCACGAGCACGAGCGCAGGTCCTGACTTGCCTTTCTTGCGCAGCTTGGCAACCGCTAGCCTGCTTGCCACGATCGCGGGCGCCGTCTTGCCGACACGCATCTGATCAGCGAGCAAGGCCAGTGGTTTGGTTAGTAGCCACTTGACGGCCTGCTCTTGGTATGGCCTAAGCTTCATACCGTTTCTGCGCGTGCTGGAACGCTAGCCATGCTTGATTGTCGGCGAAGGCCAGCCGCTCGGCGGGTACAGCTTTGTTGCACGGCACATTGATAAGGGTTGCGAACTCGTATTCGTATGCCCCGATAGGCGTGCAGTAATACACCTGCCACGCATCGATGTCGAGGCGCTTTGATATCTCCCGCCGAATATTGAACGGGGGAGGCAGCGCAATAAACGCACCCTTGGCCGCGTAGACGACCGCCGGTACGGCCACGATCGCCTTTAGAAAGCCACGTCTATCCATCGGTTATAGCCTCGCGCACGGCTCCCGGCTCAAGGTCTAACTGCTGACAGAACCATAAGAATGACCCTTCCGCCGCCGAATTGCTGGCGAACCATTGCCGGTTTTCCTCCCACTCTTCCGCCGCAATCTCTTGTGACTCGGCTTGGGTGATGCGTGCTTGTGAGATGCGAGCCTGCATCAAGGTTGCGAGTATCGATCGGTCAAGATTCATCCGTAACGCCTCCGCAAGAAGTCAATCGATACCGGCATTTCGTCGTAGCTTCCGGCCTTGACTTCATGCAACATGTACATGCCGCGCCAATGCTTATTGGTGAACGGTGACAGGTAGTCGTACTCGTGCTGGTAGAACGACCCGCTAATGATCGCGGTCATGTCAGTGCCATCGGCCCGCTTGGCGAAGTCGATCATGCGTCCCTGCTGATGTCCCGCGAAGGCTGACATGTGCAACCGTGACAGCAGCGTGCGTGCTGCGGTGATCGGTCGACCCATGATGCCGGACGGAAAGAAGTGACAAAAGGCAGTGCCCGCGATGTTCACCGGCTGCATGAACTCGAAGACTTGCCAGCCGTACTCGGGCAGCTTCAGATCGTCGAGGCTCATATGCCCCTGAAGGATGGGATTCTCTTCGACGAAGCGATCAATGAAGGCCTCATGGTTGCCCAGCGTGAATACCTTGGTCGGGTCATAGCCTGCCTCATCCCGGATGGGCGTGAGAAACAGTTGCATAGCTTGGTGGAACGCGTTTAGGTCATCCTTGTACCGGCGCCCTTCCCAGCTTGCGTACCCTTGACCTTGTCCCCAGCGCGACAGTGACGGGAAGTCACCGAAGTCACCAATGCAGACAATGATGTCCGGCCGCTTCTCGCACAGATACTGCCCGGCCCATGTCAAATGCTCCATGGGTACACCCGGCATGGCTTGCACGTCGGGGATTACAGCGATCTTGTAGCCGTGCTCGGGCATCGGTGGCAGCTTGGCCAGTTCAGAAGCAAGGCCTATCGGCAGATTCGCCGCGGTTATCTGCTTCTTGACCGGCTTAATCTTCTCTTCTTTCTTCTTGGTCATAGTCCTCCAATTTCATTCATGAACACCACGAAAACCGTCAGCGCGAACACAATCACGAACGCGTCAAGCGTCCAGTCCAGAACCCGGACGGCCATGCGCAGTGCTCGACCGGTCCGGGTTGCAGGCCTTAGATAATCATACCACATATTTCGGGTATGTACCAACGTCGCGCGCTGCGTCTAACTCGCGTTGCAGGTTGGCTAGCGCACGCCATGCGACCTTCGCGGACTCGCGCAGGCCATCGGTGTCGAAGCCACCCGCGTTCGGCAAGTGTCTCATGAGTGCATCTAACTCGTCGCTGCTCTTGGCCTTGGCCCAGTGGATAGGCTCCCCTGGATTGTGTTGCTCGTTGGCGACGCGCGAGACGTTGGCCACTTCCATCAGCGCATCAGGAAAGTACAGCATGACGCCACGGTACAGCGGTCGCGCCTTGCGCCACGCTGCGACCACCGTGGCAGCAATATCCCGATTGGTCATGTACTTGGGTGTAGGGTTGGCTTTCATAGTGTGATGGCTTCCTTTGGTTTAACAAACGGCACACCCTTAGTGCGGGCAATGCGAAACGGTTTCCCGTCGGCTGTCAGTTGGGCGGACTCGTGGACATCACGATACTCGCGACGCCGGATCAGTTCGTCGACCTTCTCGTCAACTCCCGGCATTGGTATCGTCACGAACTTGCACGGCGCATAGATGACACGGCCGCGTAAGCGCCTGGTGACGGCTTGCTTGGCGCGCTCGCGGCGTTCACGATACACGGCGTATGGCTCGGCGCCGGAGTTATCCGGCCCCGCTGGCTGACGTGCTGGTGTATTCCCGGTCATCGGGCACCACCCATGATCGTATCAAGCGTAAAGATAGCGTCCGCAAGCTTCGTGTTACGCCAGCCGATGGCCGCGTGAATCATCGGGTGTTTGTCATGCGGGTTACTGCCGTCCGGCTCGATAATTACAACGGTCGGAATTTGAAAAGCGTGAGTCCATGCAAACTCCATGGCTGTACCTGCACTCAAATACTCGGTACCCCATAGATTCGCGAGCACGATATCGGAGCGCTTTACGTCGTTGTAGTCACGAGACAAGATACCTTTCGGAGTATAGAACGGCCCCTTGTCGACAAACTCATTGCAGTCGTCTCCGATAGCTTGGCCTTTCAGTTCCACTTTACCGCGTAACGGGTTGAGGACGGCGTACCCCAGATCGTGCAGAATAACCGCAGCCTGACCGCGCCACTCAAACGCATCGCCTGCGTCAGTGTTCGCGATCGGTCCGGCCAGATATATGGTGCCTCGCTTCATAGGATGTCCTTGAGTGTTGGCAAATCCCATCCCATGCCTCGGGACTGTGCCATCATATTGAAAAATGTATCTGCGGATAGTAACACCATCCAATCGGTACGCCCATCCTCACGCATGG